GAGATATTAACGAAAAACTTTAACAAAAAACTTGACACGCTTTACGAAACGTGTTATATTATATATGTTCAATAACATCACACATTATGAAGGAGGAAACATGAACATCACACAACAATTTACAGTATACACTGGAACTTTTACGAACAAGTCTGGTTTTCAGCGCCAAATGAGATTTATCAAGGTATCTGATTTCCCGTCTTCTATCACTAGTAGATTCAAAAAAACTCGTAATCTACAGCAAGGTTATGAAACAGTTTGGGATATTGACCGTAAACAATATCGTACTTTCAATTATAACACTATGATTGGGAGTTTGACCTCTACAACTAGTAACGTTACTGTTTCGGTATAATCTGTAATTTTATGGTTTTTGTTCATTTTTTCCTCAAAAAATGTTCATTTTTCTTGACACGGTTCATTATTCGTGTTACAATAGTATTGTGGGACAAGTTCCGCAGTAAAAATAAACTGGGGGTATGGTTGAAACCCTGCTCACCTTAAAATAGTAAACATAAGGAGAACTACTATGGCTATTGATATTGAAGCGATGCGCGCCAAACTTAATGCATCTAAAACTGGCAATAAAGGTCAAACTAATAATACGAAATGGCGACCAACTCAAGGAGACCAAACCATTCGTATTTTACCAACAGAAGATGGGGACCCGTTCAAGGAGTTTCACTTCCATTATAATGTAGGTAAAAACCCCGGTATTATGTGCCCAAAACGAAATCATGGTGAAGATTGTCCAATTTGCAACTTTGCATCACAACTGTGGAAAGATGGTGTCGAGAATGATGACGCAACTCTGAAGACAGAAGCAAAGAAACTATTTGTTCGTAAGCGTTACTACTCACCAATTATCGTTCGAGGCAAGGAAACTGAGGGAGTAAAGATTTGGTCTTATGGAAAGACCGCGTACGAAACCTTGCTGGGTTATGTCCTCGACCCTGACTATGGTGATATCACTGATCCTGATGTAGGCACTGATATTGTTCTCAATTATGACGTACCGGGAACTCCGGGGTCTTTCCCTAAGACTACCCTAAAACCTCGTCGACGCCCAAGTGTGCTTTGTGACGAAGCAATTGGTGACTGCGCAGAATTGCTACAATCAGTCCCAGATATCGAATCTTTATTTGATAGAAAAACAACAGAAGATGTTCAAGTCTTACTTGATGATTATTTGTCCTCCGACACGTCCTCTGAAAGAAACTCAAGTGAGACTACCAAATATTCTTCTAATAACACTGGAGTCGACGAGGCCTTTGATAAATTCATGAACAATGATTGACCATAGTCCTCCTCCTTGTTGTAGGGATCGCCACCCGCCCTTGGTTAAAAAAGGGTGGCACCTATGCTCACATATATCTGCCTCCTCGTTGGCGTGAGTGGAAACGGGTTATGCCGGCTAAAGATTCCTAAATTTATTCATAATCCAGATTATGTAATAAATGTAATTTTCAAGATTATCATAGGAGCATACAATGAAAGTTAAAACACCAAAATTTATTAATTATATTTTTAAGAAAATATGCGTTGACAGATCATTCCAGAGAAAAGTCTGTTGGTCTGATGATAAAATAAGAAAATTTATTTTATCTGTAAACAAAAACAGGACTCCATATCCAATTGTTGTATCGGATATAGAATCCGGTATATATACGTCAGTTACTAACTTAGACGAAAGCAGTGAAAACTATTATAAGCGAATTCAGAGTGATGGATTTACTTGGATCTCGCTTGATGGCTTGCAAAGATCAACAGCATTGATGAAATTCTTCAATGACAAAATAACAGTAACTGGTAGATTCAAAGACGCAGATGGAAAATCAATCGACATTGATAACAAGTACTTTAGTGCATTACCTCAAAGACTTCAAGATAAATTCAATGATTATGTCGTTGAGATAAAAGTCATGGAAGATTTACTACGTGACGAGTTGAAAGATTTTTTCATCAACATCAACGATGGTGACGCTCTCAACGATCAAGAGATAAGAAATGCATACCCTACAAAGATTTCGAAGTTTATAAGAGATCTATCTGAACATGCAATCACAAAAGATGTTTGGATTAAGATTTCCGGCCTTCGTCAGTCGGGTATCGATCGCTCTTTGGACGCTGAACTTTTACTCAAAGCCTTCATGGCAACCCACCCAGATAAAAATTATAGTCCAAACAAAAAGGTTATGGACAATTTTTACAAATTAGGTTGTGAAGGAAATAATGTAAATGAATATCGTCAAGAAGTCAGGGATCGTTTCAAATCTATTATGACAATTGTTAGAGATCTCTGCGATCAGCAGACTGTTCACGTTGGTAAAGGAAAAATACCACAAAGACAATGGTGGGCAATAGTCTTTCTAGCAGCAGAGGTTTATGACAATAATCTTCAAATCAACAACTATGCTGAGGCATATAAAGAGATATACATCTTAGAAAAAGATTTGATGGCACAGTCAAAAACAAAACAAGGTAAAGATCATGATCTCTACAAAAAGTCTCTAAGTACATCAACTCCATTAGATGAGCCATCAGATGCTCATTACTATTGGCACTGGGCTGGTGAACCGCTCAAGTGGAGTGAAAGAAGAAAAAGATTAAGAGATTTATTTTCTCAACCTCTAGACAATGTTTCTGCAAAGGACGATTCCTCGGCAGCAGCAAAATAAACTAATCGAAGTACCTTGAGAAGATTAGAGACCGCAGGGGGGCATGGGTTTACAGATGCCCCATTATTTATAGGAGAAATAATGGATAAGCAACAAATTTCGAACGTATGTTTCGTAGCCTCACTGGCATCAGTGGTGGTTTCAATACTAACTTGGGTATTCGCTGGAGAAGACCCTGCTCACGCTGAAAGGTTTGGTATCTTTATTGGCTTGTGGGCACCAACCCTAATGGGCTTAGCAAACTATTACAGGGAGTAATCATGAATCTAATGGAGTTTCTGTTCGCTGTGACAGCAGTGTCAGGTTCAACAACCCTCATAATACTATGGCAGTATCTGATATATAAGTTGGATCAAGATGATAGTGAAGAAGTAATAGAAAATGAAGAAATAAGAATAGTTAAACAAAAGGAGGCCTAATTGGGTAAGATAGTTAAAATGAGTAAATCAAAACCGGGTAAAATTGATATTGGTGCAATGAAAAAATTTGTTAATAAACAAGTTGGAATCGATATCGCACATGATCTCCGTCAGGATAATCCTACAGAGGTTAAAACTTGGATCCCTACGGGATCTAGGTGGCTTGACTCTATAACGTGTAGAGGAAAGTATGGTGGTATTCCTGTCGGGAAGATCACCGAGATTGCTGGACTATCATCAGCCGGCAAATCTTTTATGGCTGTTCAGATAGCCGCCAATGCTCAAAAGATGGGTCACACTGTGGTCTACTTTGATGCTGAAAGTGCTATCGATCCACAGTTTCTTACAACTGCCGGAGTCAATACAGATGAACTTCTGTATATTCAGGCTCTATCTGTGGAAAAGGTTCTTGAGACAATTGAGGATCTTATGGGTGAATACCCTGAAACTAACTTCTTATTTATCTGGGATAGTATTGCTGCTACCTCATCTGAAAAAGAAATAGAATCAGACTTCAATCCTCAGTCCACTATGGCTGTTAAGCCTCGCATTTTTGCTAAGGCTTTTCCAAAACTAACAATCCCTCTTGCCAACCAACAGTGCACGTTAATCTTGATCAATCAACTCAAGACAAACATCACTAACAATGTGGCCGAAGCAATGACAACCCCGTTTATTGCTCCGGGCGGTAAAGCGATTGAGTATTTCTGCTCCCAGCGCATTTGGTTAACAAAGCGAAAGGCCAAAGCAGGATACGTTACTGATGATTCTGGTCTTCGGATTGGGTCTGAGGTCAAAGTCAAGGTTGAAAAATCTCGCTTTGGAACGGAAGGAAGAACTTGTGGGTTCAAAATCCTGTGGGGTGGAGAGGCACGTATTCAAGATGAAGAATCGTGGCTTGAAGCCTTGCGTTTATCTCAATCAGATCGATTTCGGGTAGGGGGCGGTTGGTACTACCTTACCGATTCAAAGGGTAAGGAGCATAAGTTTCGGTCGTCACAATGGTTAGATAAACTAAAAGATCAAAAGTTTAAGTCTCTGGTCTTTGAAATTATGGATGAAGAGATAATTAAGAAGTTCGATACCGAAGGTAAGAACTTTGGTGTTGAAAAAGAAAAATAAAACAAATCCTTTGAGCACAACTCGTTATCAGCCCCCATTCCTTAATTGGTTTGGGGGTTTTTTCTTTATTTATTTGACAACAGACAACAGACAGGTTATATTATTAACATAATAGAGGGCAATATGAAAAAAATATTATATTGGAGTAAGGAGTCATCCGGAACCAATAAAAGTAAAGGTTTGCTGAAGGAAGAAACTAAAACTAAGTTTATAGTTCTTTCTGGTAACTTTCATATCGAACTACATTTTCCTAAAAAATTATATACTTATGAAGTCGTGGAGGACAAATGAAAAAAGTATTGTTGATCGATGGACTAAACATGTTCATCAGAAGTTACATAGTGAATCCAACACTTGACAAAAAAGGAAGGCCAATAGGAGGCTGTATAGGATTTCTGAAGTCACTTCAAAAAGTCGTGAAGAAATTTGAACCTTCAGAAGTCATAATCGCATGGGATGGTAACGAAGGATCCCAACGTAAAAAATCGCTGAACAAAAATTACAAAGAGGGTAGAGGCCCTATAAGATTCAATCGTAGATTGTTTGATCTTACACCTGAACAACAAAAAGAAAATAAAGCACACCAACTTTATAGACTAGTGGAGTATCTAAATGAATTACCAGTTATACAAATCATTATTGACCACATTGAAGCCGATGATGTTATCGCTTATGGAGCACGGCACCCTTATTACAGAGGGTGGGATAAAATCATTGTTTCATCCGATAAAGACTTTTATCAACTCTGTGACAACAAAACATACATCTATAGACCCATCCAAGATAAGTTGGTTTCAAAGCAAACTATTCTTGACGAGTTCAAAATACACCCTAACAATTTTGCCCTTGCTCGTGCCATTGCTGGAGACCCAAGCGATAACTTACCGGGAGTGTCTGGTGTTGGGCTTAAGACAGTTGCTAAAAGGTTCCCATTCTTGGCTAATGAAAAGGAATCTACTTGCCAAGAGATTATTACAAATTGTGCAATGCAAGGAAAAAAGCTTAAATTACATGAGAACATTATCAAGTCTAATGATCTAATAAAGAACAATTATAAGATTATGCAACTTTATACACCAAACATTAGGCCGATAAATAGAATAATCATCGATAATGCAATATTGCAGTTTGAACCTGATTTTTCGAAACTAAATTTTATTAAATTGTTATTTGAGGATGATTGCTCATATATCAATTTTGATAAAATGACCAGAATTTTAAATAATATAAAAAGATAATATTATACTTGTTTTTTTCACAAAAAGAGGATATAATTATTTTACATTGGAGGACATATGAAAACAGAAAACGAAACATTTATAAGATTTGGAAAAAAATTCCAAGAAAACATGTGCCAAATCATGTTAGAGGACAGACCATTCTTCGACCAGATATCGGAAGTTCTGAAAATAGAATTTTTTGAACTAAAATATCTTCAGATTTTTACTGAAACATTAATGAAATACAGATCTAAATATAATACACATCCGAACTATGAAGTTATGGAGGCTTTGTTGAGAACTGAATTGAATCATTATGATGATGCTGCAGCAATTCAAGTTAGAAACTTTTTTGCTAGAATTGTTAAGTCTGACGGTGTAGAGGAGGCTTCATTTGTAAAAGATAAGTCTCTTGACTTTTGTCGGAAGCAAGTTCTGAAAGGAGCAATGATGAAATCTATTAAGCTAATAAAATCTTCGTCATTTGATGAAATTGAAAAAGTCATTCAAGATGCTTTGAAACTAGGAACCGACAATAACTTTGGTCACGAGTATCACAGAGATGCATTGGCACGTTTTGATGTTATAAACCGTAACCCTATCTCAACAGGGTGGGATAGAATGGATGAAATTATAAAAGGAGGATTAGGTAAAAATGAACTTGGAGTTGTTATTGCTCCTACTGGTGCTGGAAAGTCAATGGTTCTTGTCCACCTCGCGGCCCAAGCACTCAGACAAGGAAAAACAGTAGTATATTATACTTTAGAATTAAAAGATACCGTAGTTGGAGGTCGCTTTGATTCTAATCTAACGGGTATACCCCTAGGTGATCTAAGACAGAGAAAAGAAGAGGTTCTA